GACTACTTGCTTTTTCTTTTTGTTTTTGAATATGATCTTATCATCGAGTACTGCTTGAATGAAATTCATCTTAACATTTAACCAACGACTTTTTTCTTCAGCCTCTGCTTTACGAGCATCAATGCGCTGTTGAAGTACACCAAGTCGGTAATCACAGAAGTCTTTTACGAGTACTCGTTCATCAGTGTACTCACGTAGTCGGCCGTTAAAATCAATTACCGTAATGTTTTCACTAACAGGCTTACTTAGCTTAAACTTCGATACGATCTTGGCTTCATTCCAATTGGCAGACGTATTTTGTTTTAGTTTAACTTCAAAACGGAAACCAGATTTATCGCATTGATCTTCATAGGATACAATATCACCGCTATTTTCAAGATCGTCTAGTATTTTAACATAGCCTTCGCGATCAAAACCGTATGGTACTTCAGTGATAACCATAACAGTCTTGCTTTTCTTTTGGTACTTACCGCATACCGTGTATTTACCATCTTCAGCATTCTTAACGACCTTGCCTTTAAAATCAGGGAAGGTGATTGGAATTGGTTTTGCAATAGTACCATTTTCAAGATACTCAGAACATGCCTTAGCGAGGTCGACTGGATCTCGTGGAAGTATGTTTGTAGCAAAACCAGTTGCAATACCTTTAGTACCATTTGCAAGTGCTAGAGGGATTACAGGAAGATAGAAAGCAGGTGGTTCGTGCTCAGGATCTTCATGTGCTGGTGATAAATCTATATCACGAATGTACTTATCAAAGTTTTCACTTAGACGAGTATATACATAACGTGGTGCGCCAGCCTCTTGAACAAGTCGTGTACCAAATGAACCACGACCTTCAATGAGACATACATTGTTATTCCACGTAGCAGCCATAAGTTGTCCAGCACCAGCTGCTGAGCCTTCACCGTGGTTGTAGCCATAATCAGAAATAATACCAGCTACAGCTGATACTTTCTTAAAGTCTCGTTTAGAATTAATAATAGAACTATAAAGGTAGAACCTTTGAACAGGCTTCAAGCCATCGATCATATTTGGAATGGCACGACTTTCAACTGTATACATTGCGAAAGACTTCCACTCGTTAGCGGCTACTTTAGAGATTGGGTAGCCATTTGCAACATTTTTATTAGTCATAAATTGATCTAAACTCAGTTCGCTCATATTGTTTCCTTTATTGGAATTTGGTTAATACTACTATATCGAAAAGTTAATGTCAACACTTTTTTAACCAAACATGAAATCTTTTCGAAGTTGACTGTCTTTGCCAAACATCATTTGAAAAATACCTGCATTGTCGACTGTTACATTGTCGTATACAGGACGATTAATGATAGCGTCGTATTCTTCTTCAGTCAATGAACCCAATCCTTTAATATAGCGATGTTTCCATCCAGCGTTAGTCGACTTGAATTCATTTGCTTCTTCGTATGTATAGAACCATTTTGTTTCTGATCCTTTGGTTGAGATCATGATAGGGGTACGAGTAATATTAACACGGCGTTCACTAAACAGACGTGGCCAGAATTTGTAGAAGAAAGCAAGTAGCAATGGGCTAATGTGTCCAATACCATCGTGGTCAGCATCGGTTAGTGTAGCAATATTTTGATACGTCATATCGTCAACACTATCAGGGTCGTTAATATTCAAACCAAGTACAGCAATCAGCTCAGATAGTTCTTTGTTCTTGAGTACGTCAGCAGGTTTCATATCCCACGTGTTCATAATAACACCGCGTAGTGGGTAAGCACCAACCTTATTAGGATCACGTACTTTCAAAAGGAAGCCCATTGCTGAGTCACCCTCGACAATTTTAAGAGTAGCATCTTGCTTATTGGCCGCAATGTGTTTTGCTACTTTTACTTTTTGGAGTTTTTTCTGAGCGAGAGTTGCAGCTCTTTTATCTGCAGCAAGTTTCTTTGCAAGTTGAGCCTCGACGATTGGACCGATGATGTCTTCGCTTGACATAATTTTTCTTGCGATCTTATCAAACGCATCTGATTCGCATTCATTATAATGTTCCTTAACTGCAGTGATATTAGAAGTTAGACGTTCTTTTGTTTGTGAATCATATTTTGGATCTATAAATCCACGAGCAAAAGCTACGAATGTAAGACCTGATTTGATAGTCGACTTGCCAACTTCGATTTTATGCTTTTTCTTAATAAGAACGGCGAGCTCATCAACAATACTATTGACAATGAAATCGACATAAGTACCGCCCAAGCGAGTGTTAACACCATTAACGTAAGAAGTTGTTCTAAAGCCATCTTCAGATCCTGTAATGAAGTAGCTCAGATTATTTGTTTGAGAAGCAACAATGCTTTGATCTTTGTCGGTAACAAATAGTTGAGCATATTTTTTAATATTAGACTCTGCAACGCGCTTACCATTAAATTTGAATTTAATTTCAGGGAAAGCAATTTGCAAAGAAGTTAGACGATCTTGAACCAACTCAGCTGTATGTACATCACAAAGCGAGTCAACTCCAAGAAGTGAGTAATCAGGTGAAAACGAAACACGAGTACCATTACCTTCTTTAGCGGACATCACTACTTTAGTTTGATTAGCACCATCTTTACAAGTAACTTTAACCATGTTGCCGTTTTGCCAAGTCTGTCCAACAAACTGGCTTGACATAAAGTTCGTACAAGCAGAACCCACGCCGTTTGCACCAATTGTTGTACGTTCGTCATCGAAAGAAGTACCTGCATTTGTTTTAGTCCATGCAGCAACAGGACGAGGCATTTTATTACCGTCGGCATCTAATACTTCTTCTTGTGGAATGCCACGACCGTTATCTTCAATAGTAATTACTTCATCTTTAATAGTAACGCTGATTTGATTAGCATATTTAAAATTTGTACGAATAGCTTCGTCAATAGAGTTATCAATGATTTCATCAATCATTTTATTTAGAGCGGGTACATACTCAACCTTTTCCCACTTCCCCATAACAAAGCGCTCAACTGTTTCGCGAGCAGTAGAACCAAGATACATACCAGTACGCATACGAACGTGGTCACGAGCGCTTAGGATTTTAAAACTTTCTGCCATAATTACTCCATGGTGTAGAAATATTGAAAGTTGGATTGTACACTAACTTTCTGTACATGTCAACTGTTGATTGAACATTTATTTATCGAGCTGAATCTATGAAGTATTTTAAATCGTCAATTATTGCTTTCTGATTTTCGTACTCTTCAAAGCAAACATACCGTATCGTGGTGTCGTCATAACTGGGTTTATCCTCTGGAAGAACAATATCAAATCCGTTTCCTTCGTAACCAATGTCTTCTATAAAAAGAATACGGTTTTTGCCTAACTTTAAAAGCATCGCTGTTGTTTCATCGAATGTAAGATTGCGCATATTGCCTCCTTCATTTTGATAAATACTATCATATGAAAATAAAAATGTCAACAGGATTTTTCAAATGATTACAAATTATCTTTCACCAGTCGGATTTACAGCTCATGTATCTAGACTACCAAATGTCGAGTTTTTTGCTCAACGTGCTATTATACCCGGAGTAAACATTCAACAAGTAGAGCATCCATCTCCGATTCATCGTTTATACGAATATGGCGATAGGTTAAACTACAACGAATTAGATCTTTCCTTTATTGTAGATGAGGATATGAATAATTTCCTTGAAATGCTAACATGGATGGAAGGTATTGGTTCTCCAAGTAGTACAGATCAGTTTAAAAATCTTGAAGAAAGCAAAGACGGTATCAGATCAGATATTTCATTGGTCATAAATACTAGTAGCAAAAACGCAAACTTTCGCGTAACATTTTATGATTGCTTCCCAACCAGTTTGAGTCCAATCTCTTTGGATGTTACTTCATCTGATATAACATACCCAGAGTGTTCAGCTACTTTTACCTACAATTATTACAAGATCGAAAAACTCTAGTTGACACTTTAGCTATCTTATTATAGAATAGATTGGTATTTAATGTATAAGGATTTTGTTATGAGCACTGAAGATATCAATGAAATGTGGTCTGTTGACTCTAAAATTGATCAAACCAATCTATTACAAGAATCTAAAAAGATTCCTGAGCTACACAGTAAATATTACAATATGTACTATAAGGAAGCTTTGAAAGTTAAAAAGCTTCGTTACGATTACAAAGAACTAGAGCTTGCTAAGCGTGAATGGTTTGATGGATCTATGGCAGAAGAAGATCTAAAAGAGCGTGGATGGAAGCCGTTTCAGAAACGAGTAATGAAAAACGACATGGATAAATATATCATGGCAGATAAGGATATTATTAATCTAAGTCTTAAGATTGATTATCATTCCACACGCGCAAATTTCCTAGAAGATATTATTAAAACTATACACAGCCGAAACTTTGTTATCAAAAATATGATCGATATAATGAAATTCCAGGCCGGAGAATATTAATATAAAATGTCAGAAATAGTCCGAGTTGAACAAATCAATGCAGTGCATTTGAAAATTATTGCGGATTCAGGTGTTAAAATGGAGCTTGAGAATTACTTCAAGTTCCAACCTAACGGATATCAATTTAACCCTTCATATAAGAATAGAATTTGGGATGGTTGGATTCGTATTTTCTCAGCAATGAGACCCGCATTATATGTCGGATTATACCCTCGTCTTAAAAAATTCTGTGAAGAACGTGGTTATGTATTAGATGCGCCAGAGCATTTGATTCTTGGCGAAGAAGTTCCTGATGATTATGGATATCAGATTGCTAACGAAATTAATTGTAAATTCCAACCGCGTGATTATCAAAATCAATATATTGTTGATGCTATTCGCGACGGTCGTTCGTTGTCACTATCACCAACATCGTCTGGTAAATCGTTAATCATCTATCTTATTACACAACACTATTACAGGACGTATGGGCATAAAACACTTATCATTGTTCCAACAATATCTCTCGTGCACCAAATGGCTGGAGACTTTATCGACTACGGATGTGATGCAGATCTCATATATAAGATACAAGGCGGCGTTGATAAAAACACAGATTGTCCAATTGTCGTATCAACATGGCAATCACTGATTAAACTTCCAAAGGAATGGTACCAAAAATTTAATGTAGTACTTGGAGACGAAGCTCACCAATTCCAAGCCAAATCACTTCAAAAGATTATGGAAGGTTTGGACGAATGTTATTATCGACATGGTTTTACTGGTACTCTAAAATCAGAAGAAAGTAAAACACATCGTTTGGTATTGGAAGGTTGCTTTGGGTCTGTGAGAAAACATATAAGTACTAAGGATCTTATTGACCAAGGTACTGTTGCTGATTTTAATATTAAAGCTATTGTACTTTCTCATAATCCAGAAGTTCGTAAGAATTTTAAAGATGCTCTAAAGAAAGTAAAAAGTTCATCTCAAAAATATCCGGCGGAGCGAGAGTTTCTTGTCAACAATCACAAAAGAAATATTTTTATTCGAAATCTTCTATGGTCTCTCAAGGATCAAAACAATCTTGTGTTGTTCGATCTAGTTGAAAAGCATGGTAAAATTTTGGAACCTATTTTAAGAAGAGACGATCGTCAACTTCATTTCATATATGGTGGAACAGATGGCGAAGAACGTGAGCGCATACGTCATCTAGTAGAAAATGATCCAATCAAACAACATGATATTCTTGCATCTTATGGTGTATTCTCTACTGGTGTTAACTTGAAACGTCTTGATAATGTAATCTTTGCATCTGGTTCTAAATCAGAAATTAAAGTTCTACAATCAATTGGTCGAGCATTACGTAAAGGTAATGGTGCTGATAAAGCTACGCTTTATGATATCGCAGACGATATTTCATCTGGATCATTTGAAAATTATACCTTGAAACACTTTAGAAAGCGTGTTGAGATATATGGACAAGAGCAATTTCAGATTAAGATATATACAGTAGAGATTTAATATTGTTTTCTTCGGATAAATCCATTATACACACTTCCAGAAAGGTGTCAACAAGTTTTTAAAAAAATTTTCAGTTGACACTATTCTCTTCATATGATATAAATTATTGATTGTAAAAAATAACAGTTGACATTTGCTCTATACTGTATTAGTATAGTAGTAGGTAAATTTACTTGGAGGCAGAAGAGAATGCTATGGCTAAACGTACGACACGTAACTATGTAAATAATAAGGATCTACTAGACGCACTCATCGAGTATCAAGCTGCATGCAAAGAAGCAGAAGATTCAGGTGATCCTAAACCACGTGTACCAGACTACATCGGTACTTGTATCTTTCAAATTGCTACTCGTCTAGCAACGAAACCAAACTTTTCTGGTTATTCATATAAAGAAGATATGATTTCAGATGGTATTGAAAACTGTCTACTATACATCAATAATTTCAATCCAGAAAAATCTCAAAACCCATTTGCTTACTTTACTCAAATTATTTGGTACGCATTCCTACGTCGTATTCAAAAAGAGAAAAAGCAAATGTACATTCGTTTTAAATCTTCGCAAGAACTATTATCTCTTGGTGAAACATATACAGGTGATGAAGATTTACAACTTCAATTAAATATTTCAGCAGATTATATGAATACATTTATTGAAGACTTTGAAGATAAACTTAACAAAGACAAAAAGAAAAATGAATCTGCGTCAGACGAAGAATAAGTGGTGGAGAATATGGGCTAAATCTCTTGGAGAAAAGGTTGGCGAAACTGATAAACAAGCAGACGCTGTAGCCCTTATAAGAACTTTTTGGTGGACTATACACGTAATAACATGCTTTATGATTATAATCCATAATGGAGCAAAATTGGGATGGTGGCTTAATTGAAAATAGCAATTGTAACTGATATGCATATTGGAGTTCGAGGAGACTCTAAGGTATTTGCAGATCATCAAGAAAAATTCTTTCGAGAGGTATTCTTTAAATATATCGATGAAAACGATATTAAAGTCGTAATGGATCTTGGTGACACATTTGATCGTCGTAAGTTTATTAACTTCGTTAGTCTTAAACGCGGTAAAGAATTCTTCTTCGATCAAATTGAAAAACGCGGTCTAGAATATCATGCGCTAGTTGGTAACCACTGTACTTACTACACTAACACCAACGAAGTAAACTCAATGAATCTACTTCTTGGTGAGTACAATAAATTCCATATCTACGAATCTGAACCAAAAGAGTTGACATTTGGATCAACAAAGATTATGATGTTACCTTGGATTGCAAAAGACAATGCTGAGTTGTGCTACGAAGCTATTCGTAACTCAGATGCTCATATTCTTATGGGGCACCTTGAAGTGCAAGGATTTGAAATGATGAAAGGTCAAGTTTGTACACATGGTATGAACAAAGACATCTTCAGTGGCTTTGAACAGGTTTACTCTGGTCACTTCCACCATCCTTCTTCATATGGTAATATTCGTTACCTTGGTTCCCCATATGAAATGACATGGACTGACTACGATGGCGACAGAGGCTTCTGGGTACTAGACACAGAAACTCGTGAACTAGAACGAGTACGTAATCCGCATCGTGTATTCCATAAAATTGAATATGACGATACTGATATGACTGTTGAAGATATTGCATGGTTGGAAACTGATAACCTAAAAGATACCTTTATTAAAGTCATTGTAAAGAATAGAACAAATCCATATATCTACGATCTATTCATCAACAAATTAACAGATGCTGGTGCTGCTGATGTAAAAGCAGTTGAGGATGCTCTAAATTTAGAGTCAGAAGGAGTTGATGATATATTAGATGAAACACAAGATACTAAGGATATTCTTTACAGTTATATCGATTCAATTGAAACTAATGTAGATAAATCTGGCATCAAACGTGTAGTTGATGAACTTTACAGTGAGGCTTCTAATATAGTATGAAGATTCTATTTAAAGAGTTGCGTTATAAAAACATTCTATCAACGGGTAATGCGTTTACGACTATTCAGTTAAACAAACGTACTACAACTCTTATTAGCGGTACTAATGGCGCGGGCAAATCAACAATGCTTGACGCCATTGTTTTTGCATTATACGGAAAACCATTTCGTAAAATCAACAAACCGCAACTCGTTAACTCTATTAACCAAAAAGAATTGTTGGTAGAAATTTCATTTCAGATCGGCAAAAGCGAATTTATGGTTAAACGTGGCATAAAACCAAATATATTTGAAATTTGGAAAAATGGTACACTGATTAACCAAGATGCTGCAGCGCGAGACTATCAAGCATATCTAGAACAAAACATTCTAAATATGAATTACAAATCTTTTAATCAGATCGTAATTCTTGGTAGTGCAACATATGTTCCTTTTATGGAATTGCCTGCACATGCTCGTCGTGAAATCATTGAAGACTTGTTGGACATTCAAGTATTTAGTACAATGAATACATTATTGAAAGAAAAGCTTTCATCCAACAAAGAATCTATTAATGAAAACAGTTATAGGATGGATCTAACTGAATCTAAATTGGATTCAGCAAAAGAGCATAACGCGTCCATTCGCAAGATTCGTGAAGATGAAGTAGCTAAAATCAAAGAAAAGATGGCTGAACATATTGCAATTATTGAAACTGAAAAGAAAGCCATTGATGAAGTACAAGATAAGATTGCTGAACTAATTGAAACTATTTCTGATAAAGCTTCTATTCAAAAGAAACTTGATAAAGCAAATAGCATCAAACGCGATCTACAATCTACACTTCGTTCTTATAAAAAGGAACTTGGCTTCTATCATGATCATGATAATTGCCCAACATGTAAACAAGGTATTGACCACGAGTTTAAAGAAAACATTGTATCTGAAAAGTCAGTTAAGATTAAAGAAGTTGAAGATGGTATTGCTCAAATAGAAATTAAGATCGGCGAATGCGAATCACGTCTTTCTGAAATTGATAAAGTGCAGGAAGAAATCAACGAACTTAATCTTACTGTAGGCGATCATCGTGCTCATATTAAAGTATCTAAAAATGCTCTAAATTCTTACAAAAATGATTTGACTGCAGCTGAGGAAGAAGTTGAAGCTGTTGATACTTCTAAACTACAAGAACTTGAAATCAAACTGAAAGAATACCAAGGCAATCAAGAAGATCTATTCAAATACAAAGAAGTGTTGGCTGTTGTATCTACTATGCTCAAAGATGGCGGTATTAAGAGTAAGATTATTCGTCAGTATATTCCTGTAATGAATAAGCTTATAAACAAATACCTTGCTGCATTTGATCTATTTGTAGACTTCCAAATTGATGAAAACTTTAATGAGGTAATCAAATCTCGTTTCCGTGATACATTCTCTTATTCATCTTTCTCAGAAGGTGAAAAGCTACGTATCACTCTATCAATCATGTTAGCTTGGCGTACAGTTGCAAAACTACGTAACTCTGTATCTACCAATCTACTTGTTCTTGACGAAACACTCGATGGCGCAATGGATGGAGTTGGTGTAGAAAATCTAATCGAAACACTACATAACTTGAATTCAGATGATAACATCTTCGTTATTAGCCACCGAGGCGACCAGTTTGGTGACAAGTTTGAAAGCCATGTACGATTCCACAAGGTCAAAAACTTTAGTGAAATTGCAGCTTAATGGTTTACAAATCAAGAATGCAAGTATATAATGGCAGTATGTCAGTAAAACAAGGATTCACATGTCTAATTTCTATACTTCTGTAGAACGCTTCGGCAATAACATTCTATGGCGCGGCTATGAAAATGGCCGCCGCTTTGAACGTAAAATCAAGTACATGCCAACAATGTTTGCACTAGATAGTAGTGCAGATAGTCAAAACGCAGAATTCCGTACTTTGCTTGGTGGTCGTCCTCTACGTCCTGTTAAAATGGATTCTATGCGTGATGCTAAAGAATGGATTGAAAAATGGAAAGACGTCAGCAACTATGAAATTGCTGGTAACACTAACTACGTAGCTCAGTTCATTCAGGAACACTACCCTGATGATATTCAATTTGATATTACTCAGATCAATATTGTATCATTCGACATCGAGGTTGATATTTCTGATGGTTATGCAGACATGAATACTGCAGACAAAGAAATCACTTCGATTGCTTACAAATCTTCTAAGTCTAGTAAGTACCATCTACTTGGTCGTAAAAGCTATGACAAATCAAAAACTCTTCTTGATGTGGATCCTGAAGATATTGAATTTACAATGTTCCAAAGCGAAGATGATCTTTTGCGTCACTTTAAACGCATATGGGTAAATGACTATCCTGATATTGTTACAGGCTGGAACGTTGAATACTTCGATATTCAATACATCATTACTCGTATGATTTCTTTGTTTGGCGAAGAATGGGTTAAAGATCTTTCTCCTTGGCGTAACATTCGTCAAACAGGTCGTGAATTCTTTGGTAAAATGCAGAACACATACCTTATCAGCGGCATTACTGTTGTTGACTACATGGATGCATTTAAGAAGTTTGGTTACAAATACGGTCCACAAGAATCATACAAACTTGACCATATTGCTCACGTAGTTCTTGGCGAAAAGAAACTAGACTACTCTGACTATGGTAACCTCACAAACTTGTATGAACAAAATCCTCAATTGTACCTCGATTACAACTTGAAAGATACTTGGCTTATTCAACGTTTCGAAGATGAAACCGGTCTACTTTCTCTTGTAATGACTGTTGCATATGGTGGTGGCGTAAACTACTCTGACGCATTTGGTACTGTAGGTATCTGGGAAACTACACTTTACCGACGTCTTATTAAAGAAGGTCGTGTACCACCAATTAAAGGTGGTCCTGGTGAACGTGCTGGTGAACTTGTAGGTGGCTTCGTAAAAGATCCAAAAGTTGGTATGCACCCTTGGGTAGTATCATTTGACTTGAACTCTCTGTATCCTCACTTGATGCTACAGTACAATATGTCACCAGAAACTTATATTGAAGACCGTCGTGAATATGTTTCGCAAGAAATGGTACTCAACGACAAATACCATAATGATGATTCATCTGTTTCTGTATGTGCAAACGGTGTTTGCTTTACAAATGAATTCAAAGGTGTAATTCCTGATATCATCGATGAATATTACGGTAATCGTAAGATCATCAAGCAAAACATGCTTAAAGTAGAACAAGCCATTGAGAACTGCACTGATAAGAAAGAAAAAGAAGCACTTAAACGAGAAGCTACTCAGTTGCACAATCAGCAAATGGCTATTAAGATCGCCATGAACTCGCTTTATGGTGCAACAGCAAATATCTACTTCTTATACTACATTAACGCAATGGCAGAGGCAATTACTACTTCAGGTCAGCTTTCTATTCGTTATGCCCAAAAGTCTGTAAATGCTTATCTAAATAAGATTTTGAAAACTGATGATAAAGATTACATCATTTATATTGATACCGATTCTATTTACGTAGACATGGGTCCTGTAGTTCAAGCATCTTTTGGCACTATGGATGTTGATCGCAAGAAAGGTGAAGAGTTCCTTGATAAAGTTTGTAAAATGAAAATTGAGGAAGTACTTGAAGCTGGTTATAAAGAACTTGCTGAAAAGATGGGTGCTTATCGTCAAGCAATGGTAATGAAACGCGAAAAGATTACCGATCGTTCAATCTTCATTGCTAAGAAACGTTACATTATGAATACTCTAAACTCAGAAGGTGTTCATTATGAAGTACCAAAAATCTCTGTAACAGGTCTTGAATCAGTACGTTCGTCAACTCCAGAGGTTTGTCGTGATAAACTTAAGGAAGCCTTCAAGGTTATTATGAACGAAGATGAAGCAGCCGTACAAGCCTTCATTGAAGACTTCCGACAAGAATTCTACAAACTACCGGCTGAAGAAATTGGTCGTAACTCTGGTACTGATAACATCGATAAGTACCGTGATAAGACTAGCCTATATAAGAAAGGATGCCCAATGCATGTTCGTGGTTGCATTCTGTACAATCATCATCTAAAAGAAAAAGGACTCGATAAGAAGTTTGAATCTATTGTTGGTGGCGATAAAATTAAGTTCCTGTATCTCAAAACACCGAATCCAATTCGTGAAAACATCATCTCGTTCCCCGGTGTGCTTCCGCATGAATTTGGTTTGAATGAATACATAGATTATGAAACACAATTTGAAAAAGTGTTCCTAAGTCCGCTTGAATCAATCCTTGAAGCAGTTGGTTGGTCGGCAGTTAAAGTTCACACTCTCGAAAATTTCTTTGGATAAGGATTATATAATGCTAATTGATAACGAAATTAAACTAGACTACAAAGATGTTTTGATTCGTCCTAAGCGTAGCACATTAAGTAGCCGTAAGGAAGTAGATCTATATCGCCGATACAAATACGTGAATCATCGCGCAGAATTTCCTTATAATATTCGTGAAGAACAAAACGGGCACTATTACGGTATTCCTATCATGGCTGCAAATATGGATGGTGTTGGAACTATGGAAATGGCCAAAACACTTTCTCGTCAAGGTATCTTTACTTGTCTTGTTAAAACATATTCTGAAAATGAATTGGTAAAATTCTTTGATAATGATAACGTCGCATTTCATCATACTAATCAAGTCGCCATGAGTATTGGTATTACCCATAATGATGAAATGAAATTTAGACATGTATATGAAATGGTTGGTAGTAATCTCAAATATGTTTGTATTGATGTCGCAAATGGATACTCAGAACGATTCGTAGATTTCGTCCGTGAGTTTAAAGTAAACTACCCTGAAATTATAATCATTGCAGGTAATGTAGTGACTGCAGATCAAACGCAGGAGTTAATTTTAAATGGAGCTGATATTGTTAAAGTGGGTATTGGTCCCGGGAGTGTTTGTACTACTCGCATTCAAACTGGAGTCGGTTATCCTCAACTCTCCGCCGTCATTGAATGCGCAGACGCGGCTCATGGTCTTGGCGGTCATATTATTGCTGATGGCGGGTGTTCTACACCTGGTGATGTTGCTAAAGCCTTCGCTGCTGGAGCTGACTTCGTTATGTTGGGTGGTATGTTAGCTGGTCATGACCAAGGCGGTGGTGAAGTTATTACTAAGCATTATGTTACAAATGAAGTAGTAATCGATGATGAAGGCCATTGGCAGGAACATAAAGTAGAAGAAAAGAAATTTGTACAATTCTACGGCATGAGTTCAAAAACAGCAAACGATAAACATTTTAATGGATTGAAAGATTATCGTTCATCTGAAGGAAGAACAGTGTTGACAAAATACAAAGGAGATGTTAATATAACTATACAAGATATTCTTGGTGGTGTACGTTCTACATGTACTTATGTCGGTGCTGCACAACTTAAGAATCTATCTAAATGTACAACCTTTATTCGATGCAATGACACTCATAACCGTGTCTTTGAAAACGTAACAATTGGAAACTAGGAAATATTATGAAAATGAATGATTGGGCTGATGACATTAATCGTATGCACAAAAAGTTTGGTGTGCATGAGTGGTTTGAGAAAAACAAACACGATAAAGATTTGATGAAGAAGTATCTTGGTTTCCGTCTCTCCATGTGTAAGGAAGAGCTATATGAAACTATGGATGCATTCGATGCAAAAGATCCTGAAGAAATCGTGGATGGACTTATTGATATGTGTGTTTTTGCTATCGGTACTCTCGATGTGTTTGGTGTGGATCCTAATGAGGCTTGGGATCGAATCTACAACGCTAACATGGCGAAGTCTCCGGGCGTCAAAGAAGGACGTCCAAATCCATTCGGACTACCAGATCTAATTAAGCCTGAAGGATGGGAAGCACCAAACCATAGCGGCAATCACGGCGAACTCAACGAAGCTTTATAAATCATACAGGAGGTTTGTATGATCACTGAAACCTTCATCTTAGATTTAATATATTTAATTGGTTTAAACATAATTTTAGTGCTTTGGCTATGGGTAAAAGACCAAAACAGATATAAATAAAGTTGTAATCGCAAAGGCTACATATTAAAGGGTCGTATTCGATACGATCGACAAGTAAGATCCTGAGCCTAGGTTACCGGGGTGGCTCGTCCACCCTTTTTTTATATAATTATCGGAGGATATAATGAATAAATTGAAGGAGCTCACATGGGCGCATCACCAAGCAGCAGAACGTCGTGCTTTTGCTAAAACACTCATTAAAGGTGATATAGATCCACTCCTATACTACAAATTTCTAGTAGCGCAATATCAAAATTATTCCGTATTGGAAGAAGCTGCTACAATTCCAGAACATCTCGAAGCCATCAAACGAGCACCTCGCATTAAACAAGATATCGATGAACTTATTGAACTATATGGTTTTGGTCCTATTGACCTACCACGCTCTGTAGAACAATATAAGCAACATATTCAAACACTTTCAGAGAATGGAGACAATGAAGCTCTTTTAGCTCATATGTATACCCGTCACTTTGGTGAATTACATGGTGGTCAGATCATTAAGAAAAATGTTCCTGGCTCTGGCGCAATGTACGAGTTTGATGGGGATAAAACAGAATTGATCGCTGAGTTTAGAAAACTGCTCAACGATGATATGGCAACAGAAGCTAAA